CCGCCGCCCCGGCACTTGCGGGATCTCAGGGAGTTGGTGATGCGGAAATGTTTTTTCATCGCGTGTTGTGTTGGAAGCCGCGTTTTGGGGGTGGAAAATCGTCTTCCGCCTCGCCGCCGGGCAGCGGGGTGATGTCGATGTTGGCGATCTCCTCGGGGGTGATGGTGATGCCGTCCTTGCTGAACTCCGCCGCCAGTTTCTTGATCATCACCTGGAGCGCAGCCTTCCGGCGCAGGACGGTCTCGGCCTTGCGGCCTTGCGGGAGCAGGATGTCGTCCCAGTTCTTGATGCCGGCCTTGAGATCCGCGATGGCGGCGGCGCTGTTGTAGCCCACATCCGTATTGGGGGCGGCCGGGGGCTGGTAATCCGCGCTTTGCCAGTCTGGCGGGCGATTGGCCAGGGGGGTGAAGATGGCCCCCTCGGCATTCAGGACGAACTCACGAATGCGGCGGATGAACCCGGCGATCACGGCGCTTTTGCAGCGGTAAAACGCCGCCGCAGCATCCAGGCTGCCCCGGTAAACTGTGCCTTGCATGGAATCCGGGTAAACCATCACCAGCGGAGTGCCCGCGCCGCTGCAAACCTTCTCCTCGAGCTTGGTCCAGTAGGCTTGGGTGACGACCGTGGGGCGGGTGATCATGAACTGGTCCAGCTTGTCGCCGGTTTTCATCCCGATGTTCTTGCCGCCGATGCTCAAGTTGTAATCGGCAAACGTGGGGCGCGTGCTGGCCGTGCCTTCCGCGCCGGTGGGTTGATAGCCCAGGCGGGAGCGGCGGTTCGCGGTGGCGTCCAGCTCGCCGGCGGCGTTGGTCTCCACATTAGCGATCTCGCTCGCCATTTTGGCGCATTGCATCTCGAGGGTGTGGAGATCAAACAGATCGTGCAGCGTATTGAGCGCACAGGTGGCCGGCGGCAGGCCGCGCATCTGGCCGGGCCGGCTGGGCTCGAACAAATGTTCCACGGCGAAAGCCGGGAAACTCACGGGCGGCTTGTCCTTGTCCAGGACGAAGAAGTATTCCTCGGGGCGGCCGTTGGCATCCACCCGGATGCCGTCGATGATGTCCTTGCCTTCGCGGGATTTGAGGCTATCCGGCGTTTTGCAGAGCGGGCCTTCGAGGATCTGGATGCGGGCGCGGTTGCCCTGGCCCTTGGTCAGGATTACGAATACTTCGCCATCCACAAACATGGCGCGCGCGAGCACGCCTTGCAGGGTGTCGAAATGGAAACGGGACGAGATGTCCGCAAAGGGTTTCCACTTCTCCCACGCGCCATCGGCCAGCTTGTTCCACTTTTCATCGCTGCTGGTGGCGTAGAATTGCAGCCCCGTGCCGACCGTGTATTGCTCCCAGAGATCCGCGAGCTTGTTGTAGAGGTCGGACTCTTTCTCGAAGTAACGGGACTTGACCACCACGCCCTCGCGGTCGTACTTGCTGATGTCCTCGCGCGCGGTGGCCAGGCTGCCGGGCAGCCAGCTACGGGTGGGACTCCAGGCGGCGGCTTCGTAACGGTTGGTGACGAACCGGGAAAGCAGAGAACGGAAAGCTGAAAGCAGAAATTTCATCAGTGGCGAATCCCGGAGAAGTCCACGGATTGGGAGCGGATGCCGCGGATGCGGTCGTCATAACCCATCTGCGTGACGAGGGCGTCGGTGGCGGTGGTGTCATCCACGGCCACGCCGGCGGCCACGCAATCATCGCAGACGTTGATCAACTGCTCGGTGAGGGCGGCCACGTTTTCCTGCGTCCAGGATTTGCCGGTGACGCCGATCTCGAAGCTGCCGCTCTGGCCGCTGCCGCTGGTGTTGATGAGGATTTTGCCGGTGCGAAAGCTGGGGCCGAAGATTTCACCTTGCACCGCCACGAGGGCCTCGCGCAGGGTGTAGGCCGTGGCTTTGGCGCCCTCGGCGATTTGCCGAAGGAAGGCGCGCTTTAACGCACCGGGGATGGCGACTTCATTGCCCACGCATCAATCATGCGGTGGGAATCGGTGAAGGCGTTAGTGATACGCGGGATAACTGGGATATGTGGGAGAACTGTGACGGGGATTAAGGAGGAACTCACGAACTCAGGAATGGAGAAGCGTCTTTTCCTGAGTTTTTGAGTTCCTCCTTGGCTCACGCCAGTCCGCGGGAGCGGAGGCGTTCTAGGGCTTTGCGCTCGTCGTACAGGACGCTGCGGTTGCCCGTTCGGGCGCGGCAGTCATGCAGCCCCCATTTTTTCTCGTTGAACCGGAGGCGGGCTGGCGTCATTTCCCCGCCGCACTTCCGGGCGAGGGTCTTGCGGCTGATGGGTTGGCTCATAAAGTGAAAGCGGAAATTTAGAAAGCAGAAAGCAGAAATATCATGGCGTGATTTTATCAGGTGACGTGGAACACAAGGAAGTTTTTTGCACGCCGGGAGTGCGGTTTTTTTGCCGCGCCCGCCAGGCCGCGCACTTGTGGCGGCGTTTGATTTTCCAATACTCGGCCCGCTCAGAATCGGTCATCATGGCCGTGACGCCGCGGCGGCGCGGGCCGGTGGAGGCGCGGCGCACGGGCACTGTGCCGAGCGCCGTGAGGCCGGCGTAGGCGCGCTGGAGGCGTTGCTTGGTCATCTTGCCGACCAGCAGCGACGGGGCAATGGTGATCTGGCCGGCGGCTTTGCAGCGGTCGAGGAAGGGGCGAACGGCGGCGGCTAGTTCTGCTAGCGTGGGGTTCATTTTAATTCTTTCCAGATTTGTTCGGCGTATTGGGCGTTAGTCTACTCCCCCATCAAGAACCCACACCATAAACGATAGGTGGAGCGCCTTGATGAGTTTCCGAGTTGGCTTGACTCCATGCTTTCGGAGGGATTTTCTGAAATAGGGGCGGATGTCTGGCCGTGTTGATTTTCTGGTCTGTGTTTTCATGGTTATGCTGGGTGTCCTAGTTCTGCGATCAGGGTGGCGCGATGGTCCTTGAGCTTGGCCATTTCTGCCCGGCGCGGGTCGGAGGCATTGAATGGGGACTGGCCTTTCAACACCTTCAGCCTTTCCTCGGCCCGGTCCAGTGACTTTTGTTTCAGGATTAATTCCGCCGTGCCGTTGCCGTTGCCCGCACCGCGGCAGCGGCGGTTGCCGCGGTGCGATCCGGCCTGCCATTCGAGTGATTCATTTTTCCATCGGTTGATAATCCAGCGGTGGAGTTCAGCCGCCGGAATCGTCACGCCGTTGCCGTTCTTGCCGCCCAACCCGGCCCAGTTGCGGTAGGCGTAGCGGGTGAACGCCTCGGGCACGGCTGCGCCCACTGGCATTTGTGAAACGGCGTGGTCCTCATCCGGGATTTCGATTCCCTCCCCACACCCCTCCCTTAATCCATTAGGAACAACTGTGGGGGGGATAGTCGGAGTCGGAGTCGGAGTCGGAGTCGGAGTCGGAGTCGGAGTCGGAGTCGGAGTCGGAGTCGGAGTCGGAGTCGGAGTCGGGAGCATCTGTTTACATTTGTAAACGGATGTTTGCATTTGCACGCATATGTCTGGCGGTGGATCGGGGTAGCGGCTGGATTTGGCGCGGCCTTGTTCCCACTGATTGATCACGAGAAAACTCTTGCCGGCGACGGAGTAAACGAACAACAGCCTGGCCTTTTCGCATTCAGCGAGCAGACGGGGAAGGTCGGTTTCTCGAACGCGGTCGAGTTGACGCGGGAAAATTTCAGTGCGGAGCAGGTCGAGTTCGGCGGTGAACCGGCCGAAGTCATCCACGCGGTTGAGTAGTCGCCGCCAGAAGACCTCGGCCTGCCAGGTGAGGGCATTTACCGATTTTGACTGGATGGCAGCTTCGCGCACGTAACGGTTTGGCATGGGATCAGGGTTTCAAGAATGGTTTTTTATCCGCCGCAATGTCGGACAGTGCAGCGAGCACCTGCCTTGTCTCCCTTTTTAGTTCGAACAGGAGACCCAGTAGCGACCTAATTTCCTTCGCATTTTGGTATGAGGCATAACTCCTAAAAATCTTGAAAGATTCGTGAAGCTGCTCGTGACAATCATGGCATAGAACAACCAGTTCGGAATGAGCATATTCCCAAGGGTCTCTGCCATCGTAATTGGGGTGGTGAACGTCAAGTCGAATATCCCCTTGGCGGCAACTGCTACAAAATGGTGATGCTTGAACGACCACACGGCGCAGTTTGTCCCAGCGTGGGTCTTGGAGTTTTTTCCCCCAACTTTGAGATACTGTTGGCTTTGCTAAAAGGCTCCCGATGTGTGTCATGAGTTCGTGAGTTCCTCCTTAGTTTCCGGCTTGAGCCCCAGGCGGGCGAGTTGGTCGCCCAGGAGTTCGCATTGATCGAGGATCATATCGGCATACGCCAGGCACATGAGCAAGTGATCCGCCTTGCCGAGCTTGCGGAATTCCTCGGGCTCGCCGCTGGTGGCCAGCTTGGTGTTGCGCGCCGCCCGTTCCCAGCTCTCCATGTGTTTCTTGAAATCTTCGCTGACATCGCCCGGGACAATCAGGCTGATGTAATCCGCCGGCGTGGCGGACGGGTTGTTGGCCAGGACGTTGGCTTTCATGTCGCGCAAAAAGAAATGGTTCTTGAGCAGGCCCGCCTTGTTGTAGTTGATGATCACCGGCTCATCGGGCGCGTAGTCCAGCACCACCTCGCCGCCTTTGCGCACGGGCCGGGATTGATACTTGGAGGGCAGGTTCACCGCGGTGCAGATGGGTTTCTCCATGGAGTAATACCGCCGCGTGCCATCCGCATGGCGGAAGTAGCCGCGGTGGGATTCAATGCCGCTCACGGCGTTCAACCCTTCCCGGTAGCAAAAGCTGAGAATGGCCTTGGTGTTCTTGGAGGCGTCGAGGAAACAGGCGGTGCGCCGGACATCGTGCGCGGCCAGCTCGAGGACGAGTTCGGCATCGGTGGCCACCTTGCCCTCGAACACCACCTGGCGATTGCAGGCTTTGTCCACATCCACGATCAGCAGCCACCAGTGGGTCAGCTCGCCTTCCTTCTTGTAACCCTGCTGCCAATCGCCAATGGCCAGGCGCAGGGCGCGGTCCTTGAGGCCGGCGCGGTTCTTGGTCAACTGCCGGGTGATCTCCACCACGCCGCTGATGGGGCGGTGCGCGTCGGCATCGTAGAACAGGGCCTCGCGCTCCTGGAGGTAGCGCCGCCAGTCGGCATCGTCCCCGGAGCGCAGGCTGCGCAGGGCCTGGTGTTTCTCCTGGACGAGATCGAGCCAGCGGATTTCATCGCAGGCCACGGCCTGATAGGTGACGCTGCGATTGGTCAGGAGCGCGCCGGTGTTGAAGGGTTCGCTGTAACGGCCGGCCGCGGCCACGGCGCGTCGTTCGCGGGGATCGTCCCGCATCAGCGCGCCGCACGGGAATTGGTAGCGCAGGGTGGGGATGAGTTTGTTGTAATCGAACGTGCCGTCAGCGCGTTTGCAGCCATCGCTGTCGTAGCGCAGGCCGCCCAGCTCGGGGTGGTTGTCTTCCCAGCGCGTCCGCATGATGTGGTGTTGACTGCACCCGGGGCATTTCACCTCGAATTGTTGTTGCGTGCCGCCGTTGTATTCCTGGTGCAACTGGTCGCCGGCGTGGCCGCCGTTGCTCAGGGTGATGAACTTGGGGAAGGTGACGCGGGTCTGGCGGCCCTTGGCCTTGCCCAACATGCCGGTTTCCCAGGCGTGAACTTCCTCGTTGATGACGAAATCCACGGTGTCGGAATCGAGGTTGCCGCTGGTGAACACGCCTTGCATGGCCAGGGTGATGTTCGGGAACTTGACGAAGCATTTCTCGTAGATGCCGGGCAGGATGGCGCGCACGGCGTGGCAGGCGCGCAAGCGTTTGTCCGTGGCTTTATCCCAGCGATCGGTGGCCTTGTCATTCGTGGGCCAGTTGTAGTGGATGAGGCCATTCGCGCTGAGAATCCAACGCATGAGCAGGATCTCGCCGATGGATGACTTGCCGGATTGCACGGGGGCCACGACGGTGAGGCTGGCGGTGAGCGGATCATCGGCCCACCGCAAGGGCTCAAGCAACCATGGCGAGCGGCGGCTGTCGAAGTATTCGGAATCCTTCGTCACCACGCGGTAGTTTTTATCCGCCCAGGTGATCACGTCTTCGAGCTCGCGCGGGAGGTTGCGCAGGCAGAGCTCCCAGAACCACGGGGCGGCGCTGGGCAGCGTGACGGTGGGCGCGGC